TGACCGGGCCCGCCGTGGCCATGCCCTCATAAGCCATTTGGCAGCGCATGCGCAGGCGGTCATCAGATTCATACACCGGCTCGATGGGCGGGGTGGCGTTGGGGTCACCCGGGGTGACCAGCAGGCGTTCGAGTTCGTACTCACCGGCCACATGGTCAAGGGTCGTGCCACTGGCAAAGGCGAGCAGGGTCTGCTTGGCGGCATCGTTGATGCGGGCCCGCAGGATCATTTCGTTGTAGGCATTCTCCTGCAGCAGCTTGTTGAGCGGCTCTGATTCGAGCTCCAGCGTGGCAGCGATGGCTGCCTGCTGGTCTGCCGGGTAGTAGCTGATCAGTATGGCTTTTCGCTTGGCCAGAATGGCCTCAAAGTCGAGGGTTTCCTCGACTTCCGGTGGCGGGAGCTGGGTCAGGTCTACATTGCTCACTGGGCGGCTCCTGTGGGAATGGGGATGGTTGCAGACTCCAACACGCCGCCATCTTTGCGTTGCCAGGTGAGCTCGATGGTGAGGGCGCCATCCATGCCGCCGCCCAATACATCGACGCGGGTGATAGTGATGCGCGGTTCCCAGTTGATAAGGGCTTGCACTGTGGCGGCCATCAGGCGCAGGCGGGTGGCTTGATGCTGGGGCATGTCGATGAGGTAAAAGAGCTCGCTACCGTAGTCACGGCGCATCACCCGCGAACCCACCGGGGTGATAAGGATGTCGCGCACCGATTGGATGATGTGGTCGGTAGCGCTGATGGCGCGGCCATTGGCGGCATTCATGCCGAGCCAGTTCATACCGGGCCCCCTGATGTGCCGTTGCCCGGCATAGTGTCTTTGTGTTTGTGGGTCGTGACTTCTATGCCGCCGATGGTTGCGCTGGGGGCGGTAATCTTGCCGCCCGCGCTGATGGTGGTACCGACCTTGAGCGCCATGGTGCATTCGACCAGCGGGGTGATCAGCTTGATGGTGACGGATGCCTCGATGTTGGCTGACTTGATGCCGGTGGCGTTGAGTGCTCCGGTTGCCGGGTTGTATTCGATCACCGCGCCATCGGCGTATTCGGTGCGATCGAGATCCGGGTTGTCATCCTCGGCCAACGGTTCGGGGAACTTATCTGCATTCAGGCGGCCGACGATATAGGCATTGCGCAGATCGCCACTGACGGAGAGCAAAATTACCTGCTCGCCCAAGCTAAGGCGTTGGCGGGTACGGTTAGCCCCGGCCCGTTCTGCTGTGTAGGGCCGCCAGTTGGTGGTGATGTCGCCGGTTTTGACGCGACACTCCCCTGAGCGCACGGCGGCGACGGTGCCAATGCGGATCAGGTTGTCGATCAGGCGTTTGAGTTCGGTTGGGGTCGGTTGCATGGGGCCATTGTTTTGGGCAATGGCAGGTAAGGCGAGGGACAGCCAGTGTATTCACGGCGGATACACTGGCGGGAAGGGGGGACTCGATATGTAGAGTGGTTCGCTTTTGTTTAGCCACGCATTTTGGCTACTACGGAAGTTATTCTCGAATAACTAGCAGTTCAGTCATCTGCCTTTTTCCTGATAATGTTAAAGACCAATAAAGTACAGAGGTGCTTACCTCTAGGTTAATTAATCCAAGAGCTTCAAATTGCAATTTTATTGTTTGAAAATGCCCTTCATAGATTCGAGGGAAATTTCCTGGCACTTTAGAGCGTGCAAAAATTTGTTTGGCTAAAAATGATCTGACATCCTGGTCGTTTTGTGGGGAAATTAGCCTTGGTGATATTATTTTAAAAATTTCAGATAGGGTTATTTTTATTTCCCACGGTGACTTTGTGCGAGTGTTACGGAGGCTTGAAGCATCGCCACCAACTGAAATCTCTTTGTTTAGACCAGCAAGGTTAGCAATTTCAGTTTGTGGTCTCGTTTCTAATTTAGTTAGTTCTTCACGTAATCTTTCATTTTCATTTTTCATCGCAAGCAGTTCAGCCATTACAGCTGTTGATGCTGTCGAATCACCTCTTACCCAGCCAACTGCAGGATAGGTCTTGATTGTCTGCAATAAACTAAGGGCGACATACCCAGGTAACTCTGCACCGTTTTTCCAGAATTGAACCATTCGACCTGTACATACTTCATTTCTAAATGCTGCGAGTTTTTCACTCAGTGCAGGGTCTCTATCAGCTTTATAAATAGGCAACTGTTCTGGATCTTCATGTATCAGAGCAATTATTTTCATACCCTTTTCTTTCGCATAATGGTACTCCTTCTCGGTATAACTGAGACCATCGTCTTTAGATATTGATCCATAACGAGCACCTAATATAAGCAAATAATAATCGCAGTCATCAATCACTTTTTTTATAAATTCAAACTGTTCTTCATCCATTGCTGGAAATAACTCCATTCCAGCAGGAATACAATCCATCTTCATTAGTGTTTGAATCACCGCACTGCGTTCATCCTTTAGGTCAGTAAATGTTGAGCTTACAAATACCTGATAGCGTTTATCCATTTTGAACCCCTATGTAGCACTGTAGCAAGAATGCCATGTGCGGCTATATCAGAGCAAATCAAAGGCCCATACGAGCCTTTGATTTTGTGACTGTTCTATCAATGTTGCACATTCCGAGAGTTGTTTCTCGATGTGTACACGGATTAGTTGTCGATCATCTGATCAGGTGTCCACTGAACTAACTCGACCTGATCGTGACGTAAGAGTTTGACAACCCCCCCTTTGAGTCGATATGCGCAGTGAGTCGTATTACACGCAAGGCGTATATGTGGTTTATCCAGAAGAGAAGATTTTGCGCTGGCTTCATTTTTTGGTGACGTGTCTAATTCCCATGCTTCCAGTTCTTGTACCTTTAATTTTGCAGCATCAAGTCCTTCATTAAGGCTATAGAGCGCAGGTGTTAGTGTAATTAGAATAGGGAGCACTAAAATTGCGATTCGGTCGTAAAATATTTTCAGCCAAGAGAAAAACAAAAACATCTTCGGAGTTGGTATTCTTGCTGCTTTATTAAATCTCGGTGTTACTTTTGGATATAGCATCGAGAAAAATTGATGACAATGCCATGCCCATCTTAGTCGTAACCTAACATTGAAAATCAAAATCACGATGATAGGTAAAACAGTAGGTATAAAATATAGCAATAAAGGCCACAAATAGACTTTTGAAAAGTCTAGCCATTGCATGTAGCCCCAAGCGAGCGTAAAATCTGCAGGCCATGGAAATTCAGAGGTGTTCAGTCCGTGAATATGATATTCACCCGCTTGATAGGCCATTCCAGACAGATAGATAGCGGCAGTGATGATTGGTGCTGCTGCAAATATGGTGGCCAGAAAATTTGTTATCTTTGCTTGAGGTTCCTCTGGTAACTGAGTTGTTTGCGCCTTTTTAAGATGTTGCCTTAACCAATGCCAACGTTTCCAGTTGATCTCTTTTTTCTTCTTCGCCATATATCTACCCTCCTAGTAAAAATAAAATGGCTCCAAACTTGTCCGTCATTTTATCGCTCTTATCAAGAAAGAAAACATTGTTTAATGCAGTGGGCGATTAAATTTTCAAGATTTTCTACCTCAAGTACAGACATCCCCAGCAGTTCTCTCGCCGGATAGCTGATTTCGCGGCCCTTGATGCGGTCTTTGAGGCCGTATTGGTGAATGGTGGCGAGGCGATTGGCCGAGCCGACAAACTCAACCACGGCTTGATGTTCGGTGCTGGTTGCCTTGAGCCAGCGGTTGCGCGGGGTCATGGGGCTGCCATCGGGCTGAATGTTGGCCCTGATCCGTTTGCTCTGACTGATGCGCAGGTTGCGGGCCAGTTCCCCCATCAGTTGGCGGCGGGCGGCCGGTGTCATGCTGGCCAGCAGAGCATCGGCCCAGCTTACCAGCCGGTTCAGGTCGTCGGTGGCCATGGCTGCGGTTCCCCGTTGATAAATAGTTCCCAGGTGATGCCGTCATAAGGGTCTTCCGGCGGCTCTGGCAGATGTTCCCAGCCAATCCCCTGTTCGTTCTGCCATACCTTGACCCGCTCGGTCAGCTTGACGGTGATGATGAGATCCATCAGGTCATTGGCGAGGTATTCGGCCTCGAAGGTGATGCCATCCTTGCGCTGCTCGTCGTTGGTCATCAGCTCGGGTTGGTGTTGGCGCAGCCAGGCCAGCAGCGGCACCATGATCTGATCCGGGTGGCCTGCAAAGTCTTCAATACCGATGGTGAGGGGGTATTGCCACTCGAACGAGAGGGAGCGGGCGCCGGTGCTTTCGATATTGCCCGGGGCGATAAAGATGTGCAGCTTGTCCGGGTTGATTTTGAGGTGCGGCACGCAGCGGGTCAGCACCTCACGGATCTGTTTTGGCTTTTCCATCTTCCCTTCCTTGTTGTCGTGTCTGGCAGGTGATGAGGCTATCGACCTTGGCGGCGCAACTGGCCCAGGCGGCCTCGGTCTGGCTCAGCTGGTCGAGTAAGTCGCCGTTATTGCGTGGCGCCGCCGGCGGCAGCTGGCAGGGGCTCGGGGCCGGACAGGT